GTTACTTACGACCCCGAAACTAACGAGTCTATTGTTCGTCTTCACGGCAACACTATTGCCGTAGTTGGTGATGACTTCGTTCAGATCTTCGACGGTGGTTATCAGTCAAAGACCACCAAGTCCCGCCTGAATGCTATTCTCTCTGAGCATGGAATTGCGGGTGAATGTGTATTTCAAAAGAACTTCAATTGGTTCGTTCATAAGTTCATCGGACAGGCAGGAACTTCCCCTGTGTTTAATCAGTTTGAATTCCAAAATGGGTTCATGTTCGCATAAAGAAATGGGAGGAAATAACCTCCCTTTTTTTATACTTTTTTATTATTACCGGAAAGCAGGGGGCGTGGCGACCTTTTTCGTCATCAGGGCGACCCTGCCCCTCCTTCGCTTGTGACCTTAGTATAGGACCTCAGCGACCCCTCACAACCCACCTTGTGCCAGTAATCAAACTGTCCACCATCTGTCCCAAAGCGGCGGACCCTGTGCTTATAATAGGGACATGAACAAAACACCTAACCTCTCCGCCATTATGGCAGACTACACCGCCCAGGTCCGTGCTGAGGAAAAGCGTCGGCAGGCGGTCCGCAATGCTACCGCCGCTGGCACCCAAGAATGGTTCGCTAAGTGGGAGGCAACCCGCCCACAGGGACAGTGGGGACGCTGGCACATCTCCGACCGCGACTGAGTGGGGCGACCCTGTAGAATAACCACAACAGCAAACGACCGATGCGTTACCCCATCAACTGCAACGACTCCACCAGCGTTTGGACCCTGCGACTCAACCCCATCACGGGAACCGCCCGCGTCCGTTGGTTCAGCAATCCCCTGGTAGAGTATCGCCACACTGGGGTGTCGCGTCGTGCCATCCTTAAGATGCTCTGGTTCAGTGGAGACACCTCCAAAGGACAGTGGGTAAACTGTCACTGCCTGGCATCCTGACCCCCTCTGACCCCTTACAATAAACACAGTTCAAACGAAACGACATGACCGCTTCCACTTTCAACGGTTGGGCAAACTGGGAGACCTGGAACGTTTCCCTCTGGATTCAGAACGATGAGTCCCTCTACGATGCCGCTAAGACCTGCCGCACCTATCAGGACCTGGTGGCGATGCTCTGGGAGTGTGGCAGCAAAGAGACCCCCGACGGTTGCCGCTGGGATGACCCCGCGATCGACGGACTGGAGATCAACGACATGATGGGCGACCTCTGACCTCATCGCCTTTCCCTGGTGGGCGCTTCTGAACCAGCGCCTGGATGCTGGGGAACTGGGGACAGTTGGGGGACTGGTTCAAACGCTTGACCTGACCCCCAAACTCCTGTATCTTATAAGAGTCAAAGACATCCGACACATGACCGCTTCCATCTCCAACCTCTCCGCCATCGCTGCCGACCTCAACGCCGCTGGTAAAGAAGTGAAGGTGACCGTTCTCAAGTCTGCCGCCACCCGTCGCCGTCGTTCTGCTCTGACTAAGACCAACTCCTCCGGTCGTTCTGGTCTGGGTTCTCACGACACCTCCAAGGGTTCATACGTCGCCAAGGGTGATATCGCCATTGGTGCTGGTCGTATGGGTACGCTCAACCCCGTCAACTCCCTTGGTCGTCAGTGGTTGGGTGATAAGGACGCCAACGCCGCCCGTGCTGCCTCTCAGTACGCCGCCGACCGTCGCGCCGCTGCCCGCGACCGCCTCATGGGTCTCTGACCCCAGTCTCTGAGTTCGTGCTCCGGCAGTGCCCCCCTTGTGGGGGCGTCGCCGTCGGGGCGCGTTTATAATGCTCTGGGTCCCCATAAGCTATAAAGTGTTACGCTCACGAGCTCTATATAAAACTAAAAGTCGATCACAAAAACCTTAGATGTTAAAAAATCCGGGAGAAAATTTTACGACTGTAGAGGTCGATCCAATAACTGGGGAGTATTATATTAATATTCCCGAGTGGGTATTGAGTGAGTTTGGGTGGTATGAGGGCACCGTAGTAAATATGGAAGTCGATGGAGAGGCTATCATAATTACTGAGGTCGCAGACTGAGCGTAGCGAAGTTGACTCTGGTTGACTTAACCTAGATAATACTGTATGATTACTGATGTAGAAACACTTTCTTATGGCTAAAGGATTTACTGTTAAAGCGAAGGCACCCACCACGGCTGCTCAGGAGTTTGATTATGACAAAGCACGGGAGATGGTCCGTGGGAAGTCTGTCGTATTCTGTTTGCCTGGTAGAGGTGTATCTTACACATATTTGAAAAACTTTGTACAACTTTGTTTTGATATTGTGCAGATGGGAGGGAGTATTCAGATCTCCCAGGACTATAGTTCCATGGTAAACTTTGCAAGATGCAAGTGTCTTGGAGCGAACGTCCTGCGTGGACCTGACCAGATTCCCTGGGACGGCAAGTTGAAGTATGACTATCAGTTGTGGATTGATAGTGACATTGTGTTTAATACTGAGAAGTTTCTTCAGTTGGTCTTAATGGACCAGGACATTGCTTCTGGTTGGTATTGTACTGAAGATGGTATGACGACTTCTGTTGCACACTGGATGGATGAAGAAGACTTCCGTGGTAATGGTGGTGTCATGAACCATGAGACTCTTGAAACGATGCAGAAGCGTAAGAAGCCATTCACTGTTGACTATGCAGGTTTCGGATGGTTGCTTATCAAACACGGAGTGTTTGAACACAATGAGATGAAGTATCCATGGTTTGCTCCTAAGATGCAAGTCTTTGAGTCTGGAGAGGTTCAGGACATGTGTGGAGAGGATGTAAGTTTCTGCTTGGATGCAAAGGAAGCAGGCTTTGAAATCTGGTGCGATCCTCGTATCAGAGTTGGTCACGAAAAGTCAAGGATTATTTGACGTGGCTAGCGTACCGCCGCGAGGCGAACTTTATACGATACTGTGTAAAGGGGAGAAACTGTACTCCAACTTGACAGAGGAGGAGTACTTTGATATTATGGAGGACCTGTCGATAGAGTTTTATCAGACAGGCTCTCCAAGACCTTCTGATCTTGAGACTAAAATTACTAAGAGGTATTGAGTATGGCTATGCGTAAAGGTGGCGGTTATGTTGAAGGTACTCCGAAGAAAACTCGTCAAGGGCGAGGGATGAATACAAAGTACGCCGCGTCCTCTCGCAATAAAGCGAAAAAGAAGTATCGCGGTCAAGGAAAAGGATGAAAACACTTCTCTTTATCTCGGAAGATAAGGAAAAGGCACTCATACAGGAGATGTCTTATAAGATCAAAATGTCGGATATAGAAATTAATCCATCCGACACTTGTTTTTTAATGGTATCTCCTGATTATTCTGGTATTGTTACACAACATCTCTCGCACTCATTGTCTATGGGTCGGGAGATTTTTCATATAGAATCAGTAAATGTGCCATTTCCTGATGAGGATGTTAAAGAATACAAGGAAGAATTTATTCACAACTTCTCTAGATGGTCTAAGAAATGGGAAAAGTTTGTTCTAATAGAAGCAGGTGTAATTCGAGGTGGTAATTACACTTGGATTACAAACCTAATGGACTGTCAGTATTATACTGTGGCACTTTGCGAGAATATTAATAGTCGTTTTAAGAGCGATTTTGTTTCGTTATACTACAATGACGATATAGAAGACCTTCATTTCTGGTGGGAACAACCAAATAATCATTGGAAGTGGGAAAATAAATAGCGTTAAGGGATAGCAACCCCTCTAAAAGTTCTGATTTTTCATAAATCAGGAGCTAAAATGGGACAATCACCTGTCGATAGAAACAGAGAATACATGAGGGAGATGTGGGGAACCACAAAACTCGCCTCAGATTATGGTTCAATGCAGAATTTACCTCAAAAAAGAGTATTGACAGAGGTAATGAACGACACAGCCCCTCGTCATGACCTTAAAAAGCAGACTGAACTGCATGAAAAGATTCGTAATGACGAAGATTACGATGACTGGGACTACGGTACTGAGCCAACATACGGTAATCCTTGGGTGTAAATATAAATAAAGCAAGAAAACTTCTTGACAAATGGCAGTCACAAGGATATCAAGAGCATTTAAGGACATTAGTTTGTCTTTTGAGCCCCATCCTGTGACAAAAGACCTGCCTGTGCTCAAAAATGCGGCGGCAATTACCCGTTCAATACGTAATTTGGTCCAGACAATTCCAAATGAACGCTTTTTTCAACCCCTCCTAGGGTCTGATGTGCGTTCTAGTCTGTTTGATTTCGTTGATTTTGGTACTGCCACCGTTATTCAAGAGCAAATATTGACGACTATTGATAATTTTGAACCAAGAGTCAATAATGTAAAGGTAGATGTTGACCCTGACCCCGATAATAACACGTTTGAGGTCACTGTTTTGTATAATATTATTGGTCAAGACGTTCCTGTTCAGCAGTTTACATTCATATTAGAGGCTACCAGATAAAAAGATGCCTTTTACAAAATTTACCAACCTAGATTTTGACCAAATAAGGACCTCGATCAAAGAATATCTCCGAGCAAACTCAACTTTCTCGGATTTTGACTTTGAGGGGTCTAACTTTTCTGTCTTAATCGATACGTTAGCATATAATACCTACATTAATGCGTTCAATGCGAATATGGTAGTCAACGAATCCTTCTTGGATTCGGCAACTTTGAGGGAAAATGTCGTTTCTCTCGCCAGAAACATCGGTTATGTGCCACGATCTAGGAACGCCGCTAAGGCAACGGTAAGTTTGAGCGCATCAACTACCTCTTCATCGGATACACTGACCTTACAGGCGGGTCTAGTGTGCGTAGGAACGGCAGATAACAGCAATTATGTCTTCTCAGTCCCAGAAAGTATTACAACAACTATTAACTCTGGTACTGCTAATTTCAATAATATCACGATTTACCAGGGAACGTACCTGAAGAAGCAATTTGTCGTTGATGGTTCACTTGATCAACGCTTCTTGCTCGATAATTCCTTCATTGACACTTCAACTATCGTCGTAAAGGTCAAGGGAACTGCTGATAGTGGTGAAGGAAGAGAATATTCCCGTTCTGACAACATTTTAAACATCAATAAGAACTCTGAGATCTATTTGATTCAAGAAGTTCAAGATGAAAAGTACGAACTTCTATTTGGAGATGGATATTTTGGCAAAAAACTTGAAAATGGAGCGATCATCACTGTTTCTTACATTATTACTGATGGTGAAGATGGAAATGGCGCTGCTAACTTCTCTTTCTCAGGAAGATTCTTAGATTCTCTCTCAAATACAGTCATTCCAACCAATACCATTAGCGTTACTACCGTAAATTCGGCAGCAAACGGCAGTGCTATTGAAAGTGTTGACTCAATTAAGTATTTTGCGCCAAGAATTTACGCTTCACAGCACAGAGCAGTGACGACTCGTGACTATGAAGCGATAATTCAGCAGATTTACCCAAATACGGAGTCTGTTTCGGTCGTTGGTGGTGAAGAACTGGACCCACCAGAATTTGGAAACGTTGTTATTAGCATCAAACCCAAGAATGGTGACTTTGTTTCTGATTTTGACAAGCAAACCATCCTTACAAAACTGAAGGACTATGCTCTGTCGGGTATCAACCAAAGAATTACTGACCTGAAGGTCCTTTTTGTTGAAATTGACTCTGGAGTCTACTACAACGCCTCTCAGGTTACTAATGTCAATGCTCTGAAGACCAAGGTTTCTTCAGTTCTCAATACTTTTGCGAAAGCGAACATCAATCAGTTTGGTGGTAGGTTCAAGTATAGCAAACTTTGCCAAACTATTGATAATGCTGACAACGCTATTACTTCAAACATCACTAGAGTTGTCATTCGCAGAAACCTGAAAGCACTTATCAACCAATCAGCACAATATGAGTTGTGCTATGGCAATAAGTTCCATATCAACAAAGATGGTTTCAATATTAAAAGCACTGGGTTCACTCTAGCAGGAAGAACGGGTACATTCTACTTCACAGACGTGCCTGGAAGTGACGGGAAGGGCGTTATCTCTATCGTTAAGGACATTAACGAGACTGGTAAGTATGAGGTCGTAGTGAAGTCCGCAGGCACCGTAGACTACACGAAAGGTGAGATAATTCTGAACACTTTGAACATTACATCAACGGCAGTTGCCAACAATATTGTTGAGATTCAGGCATTCCCAGAGTCCAATGATATCATCGGTTTGAAGGACTTGTATCTGTCCTTTTCTGTTGCTGATAGCACCATAAATATGGTTAAAGATACTATAACATCTGGCGAACAGATCTCTGGCGTCGGTTATAAGGTTACTTCTAGTTACTTAAACGGAGAACTTAAGAGAGGATAAAATGATACAAACGGGCTTTGAGAAGAGGGTAAAAGTTCAGCAAATAATTGAGAGTCAACTACCAGAATTCATACTTTCAGAAAGTCCAAAAACAGTAGATTTTCTAAAACAATATTATATCTCTCAGGAATATCAGGGTGGTCCATCAGACCTCTCTGATAACCTTGATCAGTATCTGAAGTTAGATAACCTGACTCCTGAAGTAATTGTTGGCGAGACGACTCTTTCTGCTGGTATTTCCTCTACAGCAGACACCGTTCAAGTAGCAACTACTAAAGGTTTCCCCGCAGAATACGGTCTTTTCCAGATTGGTGATGAAATTATCACCTATACTGGTATCACTACGAACTCTTTTACTGGTTGTATTAGAGGTTTTTGTGGTATTACCTCATATAGAACTGACTTAGACGCTGAAGAACTCCTGTTCGAAAACTCATCAGCAGAAGCACACGCTGTTGGTACTACAGTTGAGAACCTCAGCACCCGTTTCCTCAAAGAATTTTACAACAAACTCAAGTATTCTTTCACCCCTGGTCTTGAGAACGTTGACTTTGTATCTGACCTTGATGTCAACAACTTCATCAAAGAGGCAAGAAGTCTTTATGAAGCAAAGGGAACTGAAGACTCATACAAGATCCTCTTCAAAGTTCTGTATGGTGTTGACTCACAAGTCATTGACCTAGAAGACTATTTGGTAAAACCTTCCTCTGCTGAGTTCAGAAGAAGAGAAGTTATCATTGCCGAAAGAGTTTCTGGCAATCCAAACAACCTAGTTGGTCAGACTATTGTCAAGTCTACCGACTCAGAGACGAAAGCATCTGTATCTGAAGTAGAAATATTCACCAGATCTGGTATCAGCACCTATTACAAGATGGGTCTGTTTGTTGGTTTTGATGACAGAGACCTTATTGAAGGTACTTTTGAGATTCAACCATCAACCAAAGTTGTTAGTGCTGTATCTGTTGGTTCATCAGTTGTTACTGTTGACTCTACAGTTGGTTTTGCTGACACTGGTAAAGTCATCTCTGGTAGAAATACCATCGAGTACAAAGGTAAAACTGTAAACCAGTTCCTTGGTTGTACTGGTATTGGAACCGCAATCGCAACCAAAACTGACCTTAGGACTGATGAGGTCTTTGTCGGATATGAAAATGGTGATACTTCTAAGAAAGTAGAACTCCGTATCACAGGTGTACTGTCTGAGTTTGAACCTATACACGATATTCTTCTGACTACAGAAGGTGAAAAGATCTATACCAAGAACGTTGGTGAGAAGATCCTAAACCCAGAGACTGATAAGACTGATAAAGAAATATTCGCAAACAGTTGGATCTATAATACAAGCTCAAGATTTGAAGTTGAGAGCATCAATGGTTCCACTTTCCAGTTGAAGAGTGAACTGGACAAGTCAAGTCTCAAGGTTGGAGACACTGTAGACATTCTCAACGGAACTACTGAGACTGTTCTTCATAGCGACGCTGTTGTTGCTAGTTTGAATGCGTCAAACAAGCAGATAACCCTAAACAACCTTTCTGGTTTCAGCGCAAGTTCTACAGTCATCTATACTATCAGAAGAAAGGTAGAAACCGCATCTAGTAGCGGAACTGACATTTTCTATGGAAATGACACTGTAACTAGTGATGTTCAGAATGTTTACACTGACCGTAGTGGCAACGCATACGTCGCAGCAAACTCTCTACCCTCCTATGACATCACTGAAACTGTTCTAAGGTCAACACTAGCATCTGCCAGTGGAAGTGCCTTACAGGGTTATAGTAGCAGCACTGAGAAGTATTCTATTCTCTCTTTCGGTAGTAATGTCCCATTCATCACTGGAGATGAGGTTTACTACACACATTCAGGAGACGCTCTGAATGGACTGGTTGAGGGATATTATTACGTCAAGGTTCTTCCTCTAGCAAACCAGATTAAACTTTATGCTTCAAGATCACTCATTGTAAGTGATAACCCCATTGAGTTTACTTCAAGCAGTGCTACTGGTTCCCACACTTTCACTCTGTCAGCACAGAAGAGTGGTTATATTTACCCACAAAAACTTCTTAGGAAGTTCCCACTGAGCAGAAATGTTGAGAATGGTAACGACTCTCCAACACTTCCAGCAGCAACTGGTATGTTGGTCAATGGTGTTGAGGTCATCAACTATAAGTCAACTGACAAAATTTACTATGGTCCAGTTGAAAGTGTACGTCTTTACAATGGTGGCACGAACTATGATGTTATCTCTCCACCAGACATTGAGATTGCCTCCCCTGGAGCAGCATATACTACTGCTCTAGTCAGAGCTGTTGTTGAAGGTAACGTCAAAGAAGTAAAGGTAGACCCACAAGACTTTGATCTTGTCAATGTTCTTTCTGTAACTATTGATGGTGGTAATGGTTCTGGTGCTATCCTAGAACCAGTTTTAGAGACAAGATATCGTGAAATAGAGTTTGATGCCAGACTAACCGCAGGTGGCGGTGGTATCAGTAACTCTGACGATACCATTACCTTCTTAAAACCACATAATCTGAGAAATGGTGATGCTATTGTTTACAACAGAAATGGCAATAACGCTCTTGGAGTAGGTACTTTTGGTGGAAGTAATGCTCACCAAGACCTACAACTGAACAGTGGTTCGGTCTACTATGCTCAGATTGTCAATACCACCACTATCAAACTATACGAAACCTTTGAGAACTACTCTAGTGGTATCAGTACAGTAGGTTTTACAACCACTTCTCAGGGTATTCATAAGTTCAGAATGTTTGAGGGAAGAAAGAACCTCAAGTCTGTTAAGGTTATCAACCCTGGTAGCGGATATCAGAACAGACAACTCAAAGTCAAATCAGAAAATATCTCAACCGTTGAAGATTCTATCACCTTCAAGAACCACGGTTTTGCCGATGGTGACGTTGTAGTATACACAACTGACGGTTCTGCGGTCACTGGTCTTACAACTTCAGTAAGATATAAGGTTCTTAAAGTATCCGATGATACATTTAAACTAGCAAATGCTGGTGTTGGTGCCACAAACCTCACAAATTACACCAAGAGACTGCCAGTTAGTATCACTGGAGTTGGAACTGGTTTCCAAAACTTTGCTTATCCAGATATTTCCGTCTCAGTCAATGCCGAGTTTGCTGGCGTAACCGGTGTCATTACAGCAACTCCTGTGGTTAGAGGTGAAATTGTTGACCTCTATCTGTATGAAACTGGAACTGGATACGGCACAACTATCCTCAATTTCCACAAGAGACCAGATATTAAGATCAAGAATGGTAAGAATGCTGAACTGAAGCCTCTTATCTCTGGTGGTTCTATCGTTTCTGTCCAGGTTACTAACGGTGGTAGTGAGTACACCTCAGCACCAGACCTAGAAGTTAATGGTGATGGTGTTGGTGCCAGACTGAGAGCAATGGTTTCTGGTGGCAAAGTCACCAATGTCGTTGTACTCAATTCGGGCGTAGGATACACTCAAAATACTACTAGTGTTACTGTGACACCTGCTGGTATAAACGGTAGTGTTGACGCCTCTGTTAGAGCACTTACACTGAACAACCATCATCGTTTCGGTGATGAAATTCTTCTTGACAACAATGGAGAACTTGAATATGGTGTAGTTGGATACACAACTAGTGTTGGAGACTCTGAGTTTGGTGATGATGGCACGTCACACTCACCAATTGTTGGGTGGGCATATGACGGAAACCCCATATATGGTGCCTATGCTTACACCGATGCTTCAGATATTAACTCTGGTATCAAGGTTCTAACCAGCGGTTATCAACAATCTACTGGCGATATTGTAGACAGACCCACAGGTTTTGCTGCTGGTTTCTTCGTTGAAGACTATAAGTTCACTTCATCAGGAGACTTGGATGAGCACAACGGCAGATATGCCAAAACTCCGGAGTTCCCCAACGGTGTTTATGCTTATCACGTTGGTATTACTAGCGATGGTAAGAACTCACAGTTCCCATATTTCATTGGACACACTTATCGTTCAGTTCCTGTTGTTCAGAACCTTGACCAAGGATATGACTTCAATAACTCAACTCTGACCAGAAACACCTTCCCATACAAAGTTGGTGATACTTATGCTAATAACGACTTCATCACTGAGTCTTATGAGACTCTAGTACAGAGTGCTGTTATTGATTCTATCACTAAGGGGTCTGTTGATGGTTTCACTGTCAATGAGGCAGGAAGCGACTACAGAGTAAATGACGTTGCCTCCTTCGACAATACCGAAACTAATGGTGGTGGTCTTGCTGCTTACGTTGAAAGAGTAACTGGTAAACCCATCACTGATGTTACAACGACCGTTCAGACTTATCAGTCTAATGTTCTTGTTTGGGATAACGCTAACCAGGTATCCGTACATGTTGATCCATCACACACATTCCTTGAGAATGATCAGATTGTCATCTCAGGTCTCTCAACTTATGTTTCTGGTCTAACAAAACTCCACAAGATTGGCGTTACTTCCGAGTCAACTAAGTTGGTTGGCGAAGTTGCTGCTAACTCTACCGTTGGTTTCGTAACTGATATCTTTGTTGTTAATATTCCTTCTTCAGTTGCTGCTGGAACAACAGTTGCCATCGGAACTGAAAGACTCTCTGTTCTCAGAACCTATCCAGAGAATAAAGTTATTAGAGTCCTTAGAGGTATTACTGGTTCTGCTCATACAGCATTTACTGATGTATTCCTCTCACCAAGCAGTTTCACACTACCAGTCAAGGCACCTTACTTCGATTCTAGTGTTGATGACAAGTTATTCTTCAACTCTATCCAGTCTGTTGGTATCGGAACAACAACTGGTTCATCCTCCTCAAGAGGTTACTTTGTTGGCGATAGACATAGAACGGTATCTGTACCTATTCAGAGTGTCTATCTTCCTAACCACCCATTCAAGACTGGTCAGCAAGTAACATTTGAAAGAGTATCTGGTTCCCAAGGTTTCACTGTTTCTACAGCAGAAGATACCGCTACGTTCTCCATTCCTCAGAGCGGAAATACAGAAACTCTGTTTGTTATCAAGAAGTCTCCCGACTTTATTGGTCTCTGTACTCAAGTTGGTCTCACAACTAACACTGAAGGTCTGTACTTCAGAAATATTACATCTAACAGCGATAGCAGAGACTACAGATACTCACTGACATCAAATAAAGTTCAAGTAACAGCAAGAGCAGAGAAGATTAAAGCAAGAGTTTCAGTTTCTACTGCCCATGGTCTTGCTAATGGTGATACTATTAAGTTGAGTCTCAACTCTGAACAGTCTGTAGGTGTTGGAACTTCAGTTTCTGTCTACCTCAAGTATAACTCAACCTACGATAGACTGCTTGTAAACCCAATTGGTTTCAACTCAACAGCAGTTAATGCTTCCACTGATGAGTTGACTCTGACTGATCATGGTCTTAAGACTGGTGATAAAGTATTCTACAATGCTTCAGACTTGGTTGCTTCTGGTCTGTCAACTGGATCATACTTCGTTTATCGAATTGATGATGACACTATCAACCTGTCACCAACTCATTATGACTCCATTTCTACACCACCAACTATTGTAAGCCTTGGTTCTACAGGTGGTTCGAGTCAAGAGTTGTCAAGAATTAACCCACAACTCAATGTTGTCAGAGATAACAACCTGGTATTCAATGTATCAGACACATCTCTGAGTGGATACACTCTGAAACTCTTCTACGACAAAGAGTTCAAGAATGAGTTGATCTCCATTGGTTCTTCAACCACCTTCAGCACTTCTGGTGTTGGAACCGTTGGTGTTACTACTACAGCAACATTTACTCTCAACTACCACAAGGACCTACCTTCCAAAGTCTACTATCAGTTAGATAGAGCAGGTTTCATTAGCACTGCTGATGTTGATGTCAAGAACTATAATGAGATACTATTTTCTGATAGTAGATACAACGGAACCTACACTGTTGCTGGCATTGGAGAAACGACATTTGATGTATCTCTGAAGGGTGTTCCTGAGGATCTTCAGTACAACCAGTCAGATACAAGCGTTCTCAAGTATTCTACATCCTCACCAAGAGCACTTGGTGGTGTAGACTCAATGAGAATCACTTTTGGTGGAGCAAACTATAAGAAACTTCCTAAGTTTGTAAGCATTGCTTCTTCCATTGGACAAAATGCTGATATCATCCCAACGTCAACGACTCTGGGAAGAATCAACCAAGTCACTATTCAAGACCCTGGTTTTGACTTCTCGGCAGACAAAACTCTGAACCCAGAAGTTTACATCTCACCAAATATCACAGTAACAAATAGAAACTCTATTTCTGACATTGAAGTTACTTCCGGTGGTTCTGGATATACTTCAGTTCCCGACTTAGTTATTGTCAACCCATCAACTGGAACTGCTTATGAAACTGGTCTAGTAATAGCAAAAGTTCAAGGTTCATCCATCTCATCTGTTGAGATTGTTGAGTCTCCAAAAGGCATTTCTGAAGTAGAGTCTAAGATCTTCTCAGTTAACAATAGCAATGGTGTTGGTGTTAACAGCATCTTCTCTTCCCAGGCAGGTGTTGTTACTTGCGTCCTTTCTACACCAGTAAATGGATTCACAACTGCTACAGCACCATTCGCCGTTGGCGACTTTGTATTCTCTGAGGGCGTATCCCTAGCATCCACAACTGGAACTGGTTTCAACTCAGCAGACTACAGTTACAACTTCTTCAAGGTAACTGCTTACAGAAATACTAACCCAGCGGAAGTTGAGTTTGATATTTCACCATATGCTACCAACGCTGGAGTTGCTGATACTGCCCAAAACTCTTTCGCATTCCTAGTCAATAAGAATAACTATCCAACTTTTGAAGTAACTCAGACACCTGACGCATTCATTATTGGTGAAACCCTATTTACCAAGTCTGGAACCACTTATACTGAAAGAGATCTCATTATTACAGATAACCTGAATGACTCTATCAAGGTATACGGAACCTACACCCTGAGTGCTGGTGAAGTTGTAGTTGGAAAGGACTCGGGTGCTATCGCAACTATCAAGTCCATCACTGAGAACAAGGGTATTTTCAAGGTCAACTATGGTCTAGAAACTGACTATGGTTGGTCAAATGATACTGGCAAGTTGGATGAGGACTTCCAGGTTCTCCCTGATAATGACTACTATCAAAACCTCTCATACTCTATCAAGAGTCCTATTGAATATGAGGACTGGGTAGACTCTGTAAATAGACTGCTTCACTCTTCTGGTCTGAAGAACTTTGCTGACACTGGTATCACGAGTGAGGGTAAAGTGTCTGTAGCAACCAGTGAGAGTTCAACAAGCACCGCTCTAGTTGATATCATCAACGTTAATGCTGATGGAACAACAATGAGAGTTGATGCTATCAACTTCTTCGACTTTGGTATTGATGTTGACGTAACTTCTAACAAGTCTAAGTTCATCAAACTACAAAACAAGAAACTGAGTGACTACATTGAGTGTAGAACCAATAGAGTTCTAACCATTGATAACTTCAATAACCTGTTCTCTAACGCAGAGGATGCTAACACAACCCTGTATAAGGATATTGATAGTTTCATCGCTAACGATGGATATAGTAGATACTTTGTTCAGATAATCAACCCTGCTAATAATGATAGGCAGGCAACCGAAATTGTTGTACTGAATACTCCTAGTGATAAGTTGATCACCGTTGAAAAGAACTCTATTCACAATAGCCAGTTCAGACTTGCCGATATTCAAGCAATTAAGGATACTGTTGGTAACTCCAAACTTAGATTTACTCCAGCAGACCCATACAACGATGACTATGATGTTAAGTTCATCAAAACGAACTTCAACACAACTCTGGCAGGCATCAATACTCAATCTGTTGGTTTCGTTAACCTAGTTGGAGGTAACGTAACTGTTGGTTCTGGTTCTACTGCTACAGTCTTTGAAAGAACAACCTCAACTACAGAAGCACTCTTTGCCGTTGTTGAACTTACTGATACTACAACAAAAGACAAGACAGTTGTTGATATGTTCATCGACCACGATGGAACTAACACCTATAAGTCTGACTTCTTCTTTGATAACAACTCTGGTTCACAAATATCCAATAACTTCATTGGAACCTTTACTTCCAGCATCAACTCTGGTGTCCTTTCACTCAAGTTTGAGAACACTGAGTCAAACGATGTTCTTGTTAGATCTTCTATCGTTGGTTTCGGTACTACCGCAACTGGTATTGGAACTCATATCTTCAAGGCATCTGGTCAACCAGACAGTTCGGTTAAGGAAGGTAGACTAGAGACTGGATATTCCATCTTCTCTGGAAGTGGTATTTCCACAGTTCTTTCATACACTAGAGCAGATGTAACCACAGTTAAGACAACTGCTAAGGTTTCTTATGGAAACACCTCAGCACTACACCAAGTTGTATTCAACCACAACAATAATAACACATTTGTAGTTCAGTCACCTTATCTGTCTATTGACTCCACAACTGGTATTGGTACATTCGGTTCTGAGATCTCTGGCGATAACTTCAACCTGATATTCTATCCCGATGCCAGTATCAATGATGATATTCTGGTTCAAACCTACAATGAGATCATTCAAACTGAAAAGGATCTTCTAAATGTTCCTGCCGTTCTTTCTTATGGAACTGTCAACCAGAAACTGGTAACAGCACAGTTTGACTCTATCAATGGAGATAGAACAAACAAAGTTGACTTCGATCTGAAGCACAATGGCACTCCTATCTTTGAGAAAGAGTTCAACCCTGGTATTTCGACCGTTGTAAGTCTTGGAACTGGCATCTTCACTATCAACAACCATTACTTCAGCACTGGTGAAAGACTAACTTACACACCAAGATCTTCGTTCGTTGGCGGAGCACATACGTCCATGGTTATGTCCGATACCAATGTTCTTCCATCGGAAGTCTTTGCTATCAAGGTTAACAATAACCAGTTCAAACTTGCTACAAGTAAGTCCAATGCCAATGCTGGAACAGCGGTAACATTTAGTTCTGCTGGAAGTGGTAATGCTCACACTCTTGAAATGACCAAGAAGATGGAGAAGTCTCTCATCACCATCGACGGTGTATCAAGAGCACCTCTGGCATTCACACCAATTAACCACACTCTGTCTGATAATGGCGGTTCTATTGCTGTTGGTTCAACATACTTCGGCGTATCTGGCATTTCATCCATACTTCCTGGAGATGTCCTCAGAATTGATGATGAATATGTCAAGGTTAACGCAGTTGGTCTTGGAACAACAACCATCGGTCCTATTACAGGTTCTGGTTCATTCAACGTTATCAAGAGTGAAAGAGGGTTCGTTGGAACCCTAGCAACCACCCACACTGATGGAACAACCGTCAGAGTGTATCAAGGTTCCTTCAACATGACTAGAAGTAAGATTCACTTCACTGAGGCACCTAGAGGTAATACTCAAGAGTTGGTCGATGAAAGTAACATTCCTTATACTAAGTCTACGTTTGGCGGAAGAGTCTATCTCAGACAAGACTACTCTACGAACCAAATTTATGATAACATCACAAGACAGTTCACTGGTATTGGTGCTACTTACAGACTGACTGTTGGTGGAGCAAACACAACTGGTATTGAAACTGGTAGTGGTCTGGTCTTCATCAACAATATGTTCCAGACACCAACAACTGCTAACAATGCTGGCGGAAACTATAGTTTCATTGAAAACGCAGGCATTTCAAGTGTAGTATTCACTGGTGTCAATAACGCTACTACCATCTCCGACTACGATGTAAACCAGAATCAACTACCTAGAGGTGGTTTGATTGTTTCCCTGGGTTCAACTCAAGGTCTTGGTTTCGCTCCTCTGGTTGGTGCTTCTGTAACGGCATTTGTTGCTGGTGGTGTTATTCAGTCTGTTGGACTTGGTTCTACCGACATTGTTGGTTCTGGATACCGTGGAACCGTTTCCATTGGTGTTACCGATCCAAACCATAACGGAGACGCAGCAACCATCACTGCTACAGTCGGTGCTGGCGGAACACTTTCATTCACTGTTAGTGATGGTGGAACTGGATACAGTTACAACCCCGTTATTCAAATACCACAACCAAGTTATGAGAACCTGTCTATAACTGGCGTTTCTCGCCTTGGTATTGGTAACACAACTGATACTGGAAGTGGTCTTCTTCTGAATGTTGAGGTTGGTGCTGCTGTAACCAACGTTGGCATTGGTTCTACCCTGTTTGAAGTCAAGAACTTCAAGATCTCAAGAGCAGGATGGGGATTCCAGAAGGGGGACAAGTTCAAGCCTGTTGGTCTGGTTACCGCTAGACATCTTTCCGCACCTATCAATGACTTCGAACTAGAAGTTCTTGACGTATTCAGTGATAACTTCTCTGCTTGGCAGTTTGGTGAACTGGACTACATTGACTCTATCTCAAGTCTACAGAATGGTATCAGAACAAGATTCCCACTCTACTACAATGGTGAACTACTAAGTTTCGAAGTTGATAGAGATAATGTTGACTCCGCTGACATTGATCTTGAAGCACTGCTCCTCATCTATGTCAATGGCGTCCTCCAGGATCCAAACGTTCACTACAGATTTGAGGGTGGTACGTCTATTGTATTCACTACCGCACCAACAACCAATGATAACATTGATATCTTCTTCTACATGGGAACTCGTGACACTGATAGTGTTAGCGTAGATACCACTGAAACTATCAAGGTTGGTGACATTCTACAACTACAGAAGACTGAAAACAGTGCTGTACAAGATCCAAGAACAATCTACAACATTAACGCTTCTGACAAAGTAGAAACTAACATCTACGGCGGTCTTGGAATTGATGATACCAACTTCAAACCATTTAGTTGGATCAAGCAGAAGACTGATAAGAATCTTGGTGGAGAACTCATTTACAAGTCAAGAGATTCCATCGAAGGTCAAGTCTACCCAACTGCTAAGATCATTGGCGACCTTTCTACTTCTGCTACGGAGATCTTCGTTGATGATGCTCAGTTCTTCAACTACGAAGAAAATGAGTCCGCTATCAACATCACAAGCGTAAATGGTCTCATTGTTGGTACAACATCAGATCCCGTCGCTGCTGCGATAACCGCAGTTGTATCTGCTGCTGGAACTATCAGTTCTTTCACCATTACTGATGGTGGTTCTGGATATGTTGGTTCTTCCACCGACGTTAAGATATCTGCTCCTAAGGCAGTTGGTGTTGGTGTTGGAACAACTGCTGTTGCTACCGCAACTGTAACAAACGGTGCTATCACTGCCGTTTCTATCACAAATGCTGGTTTCGGTTACACTCACACTGCTCCACCACAAGTTCTAACTTCATTCCCATCAGTTTCATTTGAAACTCTGTCTGGTATTAGTGCTGTTGCTGGTTTCGCAGGAACGGTTACTGGAATTGGAACAACAGTTGGAACGGGAAGCAACTCTCTCGCACTCAAGTTCACTCTGAATGCTTCTTCTTTTGCTGGTCTACAAGAAGGATATCCAATCTACGTCTTCAATACTAGCATTGGTAATGGCGTTACTTCTATTAACGGATCCGATTCTTCAGTAGTAGGTGTCGGAACTACATTCCTAGATAACGTTTACATCATTAACTCCTTCCACTCATCATCCACAACAGGTGTTGCCACTTGTAATATTCTATCTACGACCTCAGTAACTGGTCTATCAACTTCTGGTGGGGCAACCGACCCACGAGGATACTTCTCCTGGGGTAGACTTTCTGGGTTCTCTAGAGCATCTTCACCGATCTCTATCGGTGTTACAGGTCTCACAGTTGACTCTGGACTGTCAACATTCCCAACTATCCAGAGACGTGGTTATGGTTTGAGAGACGGAGGTGCCTTGAGAAAGGATCTAGGATAGTTATAAATATAGAAAAAAGCTATTACGATGGCGGCAATTGTAACAGATCAGTTTAGAATATTAAATGCGGGAAATTTTGTAGATTCCGTCACCAGTTCTTCTAACTCATATTATGTCTTCGTAGGTCTTTCTAACCCAGCGGTTGTTGGGTATGGTAGAACAACGGATTGGGACACCAACACTCCCAATCCAACTGATAACTTTGACTATCAGAGTTTCGTTGGTGATAATATGTCCTTTGGTAAGAAGGTAACTTCTGCCAATGTAAGAAGACTTGTTAGAAGAATTGACTGGACGAGAGGAACAAAATATGAAATGTACCGTCATGACTACAGTCTGACGAACCTTTCTCCTACAACAAAGTCTTCAAGACTTTATGATGCGAACTATTATGTAATGAATAGTGAGTATAAGGTTTATATCTGCGTTGATAATGGTTCTTCTGGTATCAATACCGCTGGTAATGCTTCTCTTGATGAACCAACATTCACAGACTTAGAACCATCTAAACCTGGTGTTAGCGGTGACGGATATCTTTGGAAGTATCTGTATACCGTATCTCCAAGCGATATCATCAAGTTTGACTCGACAGAATATATCTCTCTCCCAAGTGACTGGGCAACTTCAACTAACGCTCAGATATCTGCTGTAAGAAATAACGGAGACTCTGACACAAACGAGAACCAGATAAAGAAAGTTTATATTGATATTCAAGGACTTGGATACTCTCAAGGTTCTCACGAACTGAATATCCTTGGAGATGGCAGTGGTGGAAAAGTTATTGTAGATGTTGATTCTAACGGAAAGATAACCGATACGGTTGTTTCTTCTGGTGGTAAAAACTATACCTACGGTATGGTTGACCTGGGTTCTATTAACTCAAGTTCATCAACTAAGGCAAAACTTATTCCTATCATTCCCCCAGGAAAGGGACACGGAAACGATATCTACAAAGAACTTGGTGCTGATAAGGTTCTTGTCTACGCTAGGTTTGATGATTCTACAAGAGACTTCCCAACTGATGTCACTTTTGCTCAGATTGGAATAGTCAAGAACCCAACTTCTATTGGTTCTACTAACATATTTACTGAAAACCAGTATTCTTCACTGGGTGCTATCAAGTTTACATCGGTTACTGGAACTGTATCTGTTGGTGACAAGATCAGTCAGTCTGTTACTGGTGGCATTGCTAAGGGATTTGTTGCTTCATACGACACAGAAACCAAGGTTCTGAAGTATTTCCAAGACAGAAATTCTTTCCTGAACCAAACATACTTTGATGCTACTGACTACGTTGGTGTTTCAACTAACGCCAAACTTTATGCCTTTGCCTCAAACGCAAATGCCGTAACATCAACTGGCGGTTTCTCTGGTTCTGTTGATACTGGTTTCACTGGTATTAGCACCAACCCAACTGGAACGAAACTTATCTCACTTGGGACTCAGTTTACAAACGGGATTGCCAATCCTGAGATAAATAAAGGGTCGGGGGATATTGTATATCTTGACAATCGTCCCGCTATCTCCAGAAATTCTAGACAAAAAGAAGACGTTAAAATTATCCTGGAATTCTAAAAAATGCCACAGAAAACGAATCTCAATATAAACCCTTACTATGACGACTTTGATAAGGACGACAATTTTTATAGGGTTTTATTCAAACCAGGATATCCAATCCAGGCGAGAGAACTAACAACTCTCCAGTCCATCTTACAAAATCAGATAGAGTCGTTTGGAAGTCATATCTTTAAGGAAGGTTCTATGGTTATCCCTGGTGGGGTAACCTTTGATGATAATTACAACTCAGTAAAACTCAATGCTGACCATCTAGGCATTGATGTCAATATCTATGCTAGCAACCTGGTTGGCAAGAAACTGAGAGGTCAAACGTCTGGTGTTGTGGCAACCGTAGACAAATGGCTTGATGTTTCTGAGTCTGAAGGTATCACTAACCTGACTCTGTTTGTTAGATATCTGGACGCCAATGACGCTGGTGAAGTAGTTCCTTTTAGTGATGGTGAGGTTCTCATCACTGAGGAAGGTTTCACTTATGGAAACACAACAGTAAACGCTGGAGAAACTGTTGCTTCTCTTGTTGATGAAGAAGCTACCGCAGTAGGAACTGCTGTTGGTATTGCTAATGGTGTATATTTCATCAGAGGCACCTTTGTAGACGTATCAAAAGATAAGATTGTCCTAGATGCTTACAGGGCAGACTCTTCATATAGAGTAGGTCTAACCATCCTTGAAGAAATTATTACTGCCAAGGATGATAACTCCCTTTATGATAATGCTAAGGGATATTCAAACTATGCGGCACCTGGTGCTGATAGACTAAAGATTTCTTTAACTCTCTCCAAAAAACTTCTAACTGACTACGATGATAAGACTTTCGTAGAACTCATTAGAATTGAAAATGGTGAGATCAAAAAACTACAGAATAAGTCAAGTTATAACCTTATCAGAGACTACTTCGCCAAGAGAACATTTGAAGAGTCTGGTGACTATGCTGTAGACGAGTTCGGTGTAGAAGTAAATGAGTCCCTGAATGATGGACTGTTTAACGGTGGTGTATACTCTGAAGACCAGAGTACAGATGAAGGAAATACTCCTTCGGAAGAGTTGATGACTGTTAAAGTCTCTCCAGGAAGAGCATATGTAAAGGGATATGATATTGAGACCATTTCTACAACTAACTTAGATGTAGAAAAACCAAGAGATAAGAAGAGTATTTCATCTGCATTGATTCCATTTGAGTTTGGAACTTTAGTAAGAGTTAATAATGTACAAGGTACACCAGTTCTTGGTGTAAATAATAACTCAAATATTGTTAGACTACAGAATCAAAGAAGAAGTTCTTCTTCTACTGCTGCAACTGGTACTGAAATTGGTAAAGCGAGAGTTTATTCATTCAGTCTGAGTGATGCCTCCTACTCTAACGCTGCTTCTGAGTGGGACTTGTATTTGTTTGATATTCAAACCTATACTAAAATTACTCTAAACCAGTCTGTAACTACTACCCAGGTTCCTGCTAGTTCTTACATCAAAGGTGTAAGTAGTGGTGCTACTGGATATGTTGAAACTGCACCTGGAGGTAGCACAACCCTAAACCTGATTCAAACATCTGGTACATTTATAGAAGGTGAGCAGATTCTAATTAATGGGACTAGCGAAGTCTCAAGATCTATTAGAGTTGTTCAAACCTTCGGTATTGAAGATGTTAAGTCCATCTATCAGAACTCTGATAGTATTGACTCTGATATGAGTCTAGACTTTATTGCTGACTCAGTTCTTCAGAAGAAGACTCCAAAGAACTTTGGTATCGCTGATACTATCAGAATTACTAGTGCTGGCAATGTAACCTGCCCAGGTAAGAACTTTGTTGGTATCAAGAGTGATACTATCATTAGATATCAGAGACCTGGTTTTTCTGATGAGACTTTCAACAGAGTTGTTAGTGTCAACCCAGACAATAGTATGACTGTTGCTCAGGTTGAAAATGTTAGTGGTGTATGTACTGGTGGTCTTCCTGGAAGCAATGCTGATGTAACATTCACGATTGCTGCTCCATTAGTAGAGGATAATGGTGGTCTATTTGCTCCACTCGAAGAAGAGAATGTTGCTTCCGTAAATCTTGCTGGTTCTAACCTATTAGTATCCAGTCAACTCAAACAACAAACAACGAGTTCTACTGGTTCTCTTACCATTAGTGTTTCATCTACTGGTATTAGTAGTGCTTTCTTTGAGACATTTGATGCTGAAAGATATGGAGTCTTCTATTCTGATGGAACTATCGAAGACCTGACTTCAGACCAAGTTTCTCTTGGTTCTAATGGTCAAACTATTACATTTACAGGTTTGACTGCTTCTCAGTCTTCTAATGTTACTGTTAATACAACTGTTAAGAAGAACTCTATCACAAGTAAGACTAAGAACTTCACCAGAAGTGAGAAAGTCAATATTACTAAGACTATTTCTGGTGTATCCACTGCTATTAGTGGTCTTACTGAGAGTGCTTATTATGGAACAAGAGTTCAGGACAAAGAAATCTGTTTGAACTTCCCAGATGTTGTAGAAGTTCTAGCAGTTTATGAGTCTTACGACACTTCTGCTCCAACTCTAGACTCCATCGAATTCCCTGCTGGTCTAGCACTCAACACTAACTCAGTTCTTGGTGAAAGAGTTGTTGGTTCAACCAGTGGTGCTATTGCTCAGGTTGTAACAAGATCTTCTGCTACTAAGGTTGAGATTGTTTACCTAAACTCCAACAAGTTCGTTGTTGGTGAGGTTGCAACATTCGGTGAGTCCAACATCATCTCCACTGTTCAGGCAGTGAATGAAGGAAACTATCAGGAAATTACAAATAAGTATACTTTAGATAAGGGTGTAAGAGATCAATTCTACGACTACGCTAGAATTGTAAGAGCAAAAGATAACTATATTCCTTCACACAGGTTGATGATTATCTTCAACCACTACAGCATCCCATCCAATGATGCTGGAAACCTTTATACTGTAAATTCATACACTGCAGAAAGATATAAGACTGATATTCCATTGATGAGTGATGGAAGAAGAGCAACAGATACTCTAGACTTTAGACCAAGAGTTGCTCAGTTTACATCTACTACTTTATCACCATTTGACTTTGCTAGCAGAACCTTTGCTACTGCTGGTGTTAACCCAACATTAGTTGTTGCCCCAAATGAAAGTTCACTGATTGGTTATGACTTCTATCTACCAAGAATTGATAAGGTAGTCTTGAACAAAGAAGGTGCCTTTAGAGTTATCAAGGGTGCCTCAGCAGTAAATCCAAAAGCACCATCAAATACTGATGATGCTATGGAAATTGGAACCATTTCCCTACCAGCATATCTCTACGATACTAGTGACGCTGTAGTCACAGTAGTTGATAATAGAAGATATACGATGAGAGATATTGGAAAGATTGAGGATAGAGTTGAAAACCTAGAAACTGTAACCTCACTTTCACTTCTCGAACTCGACACTAAGACTCTTCAAGTCAGAGATGTTGATGGATTAGACAGATTTAAGTCTGGTTTCTTTGTTGATGACTTCAAAGATAACCAAAGACTGGATAGAGCACAAACAACAGCAGATATTGATACTGCTATTGATGAACTTATGACTCCAGTTGACTTCCACTCACTGTCCCCACAACCAGCACTTGATCCATCAATTAACCTGGAAACTGCCAACTTCAGTGAGAACCTAAGTCTCCTCGATTCTAATGTTCAAAAGACTGGTGACCTGATTACTCTCAAGTACACTGAAAAGTCTTGGATTGAACAACCATTAGCAACAAGAGTTGAGAATGTAAACCCATTCAATGTTATCGAGTTCAATGGTTCTATTGAATTAAGTCCAAAGACTGATAGTTGGACCAGAACTATTGTTAGAGATGGGGGTCAGAGAACTGTTGGTGGTTCTGGTGGTGCTACAAGGGTTGTTGGAACAAGAACTGTTCTTGCTTCTTCTACACCAGATCCACACATTCGTTCCAGAAACGTTCTGTTTAAGGCTATTGGTTTAAGACCTTTGGCGAGACATTATCACTTCTTCGATAGTACTAGTGGTCTTGACATTGTTCCTAAACTAGTTGAAATCACTATGACCTCTGGAGTATTCCAGGTTGGTGAGACTGTAAGAGGATATGTTGGAGGAACAAACCTATTCACTTGTAGAGTCGTTCAACCAAATCACAAGACTGGTCCTGGCGGAAACCCAACGACTACATTTAGTCTAAACCCATACAATAAGTCCATTACTTTACCTGCTTCATACTCCGCTTCATCAACCGTCCTAAACGTTGATGTTGAGGCACTTCAAGAAGAAGTTCTTGGTAAGTATAATGGATATTTAACCACTGGAATGGTTCTTCTCGGAGAAACAAGTGGTGCTCAAGCATCTGTTGCTAATATCAGACTTGTTGCCGATACATTCGGTGACATTTATGGTTCGATGTTCTTCAGAAACCCACTAGCATCTCCACCACCTCCACTGAGATTTACTACTGGAACTAAGACTTTCAGACTGACTTCGAGTGCTACTAACGAAGAGCAACTACCAGGAAGTACACTTATCAGTAGTGCTGAAACAAACTACACAACTACTGGTAGAATCAACATCTTCGAAAGAATTACCGAAGTTGAAAGATATGACCCACTAGCACAGTCATTCACTGTTGATGAAACTGGTGCCTTTATGACTGGCGTAGATGTATTCTTCGCTAATAAGGATGAAAGTGAAAAACTCTTTGTTGAACTCAGAACTGTTGAACTTGGTATTCCTACCAAGAACCTGGTAACAGAATACTCAAGAGTTACTCTTGACCCATCGGAGATCGCAACTTCTAGAGATGCTTCTGTAGCGACTAAGATTGAGTTCCCATCCCCAGTTTATCTGGAAGCAGATACTGAGTATGCTCTGGTTCTTCTCTCACCTTATTCAGACCTCTATGAAGTTTGGATCGCTAGAATGGGTGAGAAGACTGTCAATACTTCAACTCTACCTGATGCTGAAAGTGTTATTGCTACCAAGCAGTATGTTGGAGGAAGTCTCTTCAAGTCTCAGAATGGTACTATTTGGACTGCCAACCAGTTTGAAGATCTTAAGTTCAAACTTTATAAGGCAAACTTTACCACAACACCTGGTGTAGCATACTTCTACAACCCATCACTTGGAACCAGAGATACAAACGTTGGTCAACTCAACGAAAACTCTATCAAGACTCTACCTAGAAAACTGAAAGTTGGTATTACAACCACCACTTCAATGGACACCATTCTTGGTATCGGTAGAAAGGTTAGCGACAGCACATCTGCTTCTGCTATCACTGGATATATTGAGCAGGTTGGTGGTCAGTTAGATACTACCTTTACCAATAGAGTTGGTGCTGGATACAGTGATGGAACATTCACAGACGTTTCATTCTACTCCATCACAGGCAATGGCACTGGTGCTACTGGTATTGTTACTTTCTCTAGCGGTGTTGTTTCTGGAAACCCAGCAATCACACTTGCTGGAAATGGATATGTTGTTGGTGATATCCTTGGTATTACAACTTCGGGTGTAGTTAAAGGTAAGAATGCTCAGATCTCCGTCAACTCTATCGGCGGAAAAGATACTTTGTTCCTAACAAACGTTCAGGGTGAAGCATTCACAGAAGGTCAAGACTTGGTTGTTTACAGTGATACAAACACCGCTGTTGCATACGCCAATACCGATATTCGCAACTCTTCTGTTATCAGTAACCTTTATGATGGAAGAGTTATTGAGGTTACACAACCAAACCACGGTATGCACGCCGATAATAATGTTGTTGTCTTGGCGGACTTGCAACCAAACACTACTCCAACAACACTTAATGCTGATCTTGGTATCAGTGATACTACCATCTCAGTTGCTAACACATCACTGTTCGCAACATTCGAAGGTATTTCAACTTCACAAGGTTACTTGAAAGTAAATAACGAAATTATCTTCTACAACTCCATTACGGCTGGCGGCGGTGGTGCTGGAACTCTGGGTATTGGAACCAGAGGCATTGACAGTTCCTTAACTAGGAAGCATAATATCAGTGATAAGGTTTATCCTTATGAGTTGAATGGTATTTCACTGACCAGAATTAACACACAACATAACCTACCATCTGACACCGCTCTCAAGAACAAGAGAGACTTTGATACTTACCACCTACAAATTAGTCGCGGTTCCAGAACTTCTGGTGATAACCAGTTGAGCTTCACCGACGAGAACATGGTTGGTGGTAGTGGTGCTTCAGCAACCAAGAACATTCAATTCAACAGAGTTGACCCACAGTTCAGCATTCTGACTCCTGGCGAAAGCACTTCACTTTCTGCTCAGATAAGAACTGTTTCTGGAACAAGTGCTGGTGGTTCTGAAGTATCATTCATTGACCAAGGTTATGAGACTATTGAACTCAATAATGTTAATGAACTAACCACAACAAGACTTGTAGCATCTCAAATAAACGAGACCACAAGACTTTCATCTCTACCTAAGAACAAGTCATTCACACTTGGAATGACAATGGGAACGACAGATCCAAACCTGTCACCTGCTGTTAATGTTTCTACAGCATCTGTAGTATTTGGTAGAAATAGACTCAACAACCCAGTAAGTGACTATGCTTACGATGGTAGAGTCAACCTAGTTCAAGAAGATCCTCACAGTGCTGTTTATGCAACTAGCATTGTAAGACTACAGCAACCAGCAACTTCACTCAAGGTTCTGGTTTCCTCATATCGTCACTCATCTGCTGACTTCAGAGTTCTTTATCAACTCTTTAGAGCAGACTCCAACGGAGTTGAGCAGGCATATGAGTTGTTCCCTGGATATGATAACCTCACCGATACTAATGGTGACGGATATGGAGATAAGGTTGTTGACTCCACCCTTAATAATGGTAGAGCAGACGCATTTGTACGCTCCAGCAACGATGGTGAGTTCCTTGAGTATCAGTTTAGTGCTGATGAACTTGAACAGTTCAATGCTTTCAGGATCAAGATTGTTATGAGTGGAACAAACGAAGCAAGAGCTCCAAGATTCAAGGATCTGAGAACTATTGCCCTAGCATAATATGAAGAGAGTTGAAGGTCATAAGCACCTGTTTCGTGAAGACTCGGGTGCTATTGTAAATACTGATACTGCAGAGTATTTACAATATGTTAAATTGAGAGCAGAGAGAAAAAAACAAAGAGAGGAAATCGACCAGATAAAAGACGATATTAGTGAAATCAAATCCCTACTTATGGAGATCATCAATGGACCCAGACAAAATCCAACTAGAGTCGATGAATAAAATGTTTGAGTATGAAAAGTACTCTCGACTTATTGATGAACTAAATGTTGATGAATTGCGAAACTGTGCAAAATCTTATTATAAACTTTATCTGAAGCAGCAAGAAGTTATCAAGAACTTTGCTATCTCTGGTTTAGCATAAATACTTCTAAAGACCACTTAAAAAATGGCAGTATACGTCAGTAATATTCAAATTAATGCTGGGACTGACTTCAGTCAAGTGTTTACTTTGGAAGATGGTACTACAAACTCGGTACTCAGTTTGACTGGTTATAGCGTTAAGTCTCAAATGAGAAAGCACGCAGGTGCTACTGGTGTGACTACTTTTACATCATCCATTTTTAATGCTAGTGCTGGTCAGATCAAAATTGGTCTGTCAACATCACAAACAGCAGCATTGAAAGAGGGTCGCTATGTGTATGATGTGGTCATAACAGATACTGCATCTGTTATGACTAGAGTTGTTGAAGGAATGGCACTAGTAAGGGCAGGAGTAACCAAGTTCTAATGGCAATTAAAGTAAGAACCAACAACAATACAACAACAGTAAGAGTAGGTCAACAAAATGCTATTAAAGTTGTATCATCTAACCAGTCTGCTGCTGTAGGAACAGTCGATCAAATGTCTAGTGTTGGTGATGTTAATATTACCGATAGAGGAACTAATACAGTTATGTTGTTCAATGGAACAGAATATATTCATGTTACTGCGGCACAAATACTAGACCTGGCAGATAACACGGATGATGATGCTATCGATTACGGTGCGTTTTAAACTTCTATCTACGATAAATAGATAAAAAAGGTAACGTTAAAAGATGGCTGCTCCTGTATTACAGTTTAAGAGGGGTCTTTTTAGCAATCTCCCAGGATTGAGGGCAGGTGAACCCGGTTTTACAACTGACAAGTATGATCTATACGTAGGTATTGACTCTACTTCTGCAAATAACCAGTTTGTAGGTTCTGGAAGATTTTGGACTGTCGAAACTTCATCAACAGGTTCTGGTGTTAACCTTGTTGAGGGAACTAGTAACGGTTCAAGTTACATTACTCTTGCATCTCCAGCATCTCTTGCTGGTATTGTAACATACTACTTCCCAGGAACTCAAGGTGCGTCAAGTAGTGTTCTAACAAACGATGGAAGTGGAAACCTAAGTTGGGGAAGTGGATCTGCCGATCCAGTCTTCACTGGTATTGCTACTTTCAATACAACACTTGTAGATATCAATAGTGATGTTAATATTTCTGGTGTTACTACAGTAACAAATACAACAGATAATACCCTAGGCAATTCCAACACTGGCGCTTTCCAAATAGATGGTGGTCTTGGTGTTGATAAAAACGTAACCGTTGGTGGAAACCTAAACGTTCAAGGATATTCTGAGTTCGTTGGTGTTGTAACATTCAAGGGTGGAACAATCAACCTTGGTGATGCCAACACCGATGACATCAATGTTGCTGGTGAGTTTGTCTCAAGTCTTGTTCCAAACGACGATAACACATACGACGTTGGTGGAGATGCTACCAAACAGTGGAGACACGCTAACTTTGCTGGTATTGGTACTTTTGATAGTGGTTTAGATATTGGTGGAGAAGCTTCTCTTGCTTCTGCTACAGTAGAAGATCTTACTTCTGGAAGAGTTGTTCTTGCAGGAACAGGTGGTGCTCTAGAAGACAGTGGAAATCTAACCTTTGATGGTTCTACTCTAACTGTAACTGGCGACGTATCAGTTACCGACTCTATCTCAGTTACCAAGGATGCCTCTGTAGGTAGTGCTCTCACCGTAACTGGTGCTATAGACGGTAATGGTGGTGCAGACATCTCTGGTGGAGAAACAACCCTATCATCCGCAACCGTTAGCGACCTGACCTCAGGAAGAGTTGTTCTTGCTGGTACTTCTGGTGCTCTAGAAGACAGTGGTAACCTAACCTTTGATGGTTCTACTCTAACAGTAACTGGTGATGCAACTATCACCGATTCTATCGCAGTCACCAAAGATGCTGTTGTTAGTGCTGGTCTGACTGTAACTGGTGCTGTTGACTTCAATGGTGGCGCTAATATCTCTGGTGGAGAAACTACACTTTCATCTGCCACTGTTAGTGACCTAACTTCTGGTCGTGTTGTTCTTGCTGGCACTTCTGGTGCTATAGAAGACAGTGGAAACCTCACATTCGATGGTACAACACTCACCGTAACTGGTGACGCCGCTATTGATAATGTTACCATCGACGGCAACACTGTTTCAACCTCTTCTGGTGGTTTAACTCTCGATTCGACTTCTGGAACAACAACAGTTGCTGATGACCTGACAGTTAATGGAACCCTGACGGTTCTTGGAACTCAGTCTATCATTAACACTGAGACCCTGAAAGTTGAAGACTCTCTGGTTGAAGTTGGTCTAGTCAACTCTGGTGGTTCTCTGGTTGCTCCTTCTTCCGACGCCAACATTGACGTTGGTCTCGTAATGCACTACTACAGCGGTTCTGCTAAGACCGCTGCGATGTTCTGGGATGACAGTGTTGGAAGAATTGTTGTTGCTTCTGAAGTAACAGAGTCCAGCAGCGTTATGGGAAGTATCACATATGCTAACCTTGAAATTGGAGCATTGACCGTATCCGATTGTCAAGGAAACAGTCAAACGGTCATTACATGTAGCGGTTCAACAAGAACCTTAGAAAATATAACCGTAGACGGCGGTTCGTTCTAGTATTAACTAGACATTATAAATACAGGTGGGCATTGTCCCACCTTTTTTTGTATCAACTATGAATGAAACTGATTATAGAAGTCTGATTCTTGTATATCAACAAAAGGCATCGGATCTGTTTTCTCAGACTGTTGCTTTAGAAGCAAAAGTTATGGTTGCTAACCAAACTATTGAGGCTCTCAAAAAGAAAACTGCTGAGCAAGAAAACGAGTTGAGTAAATTAAAATCAAGAAAAAAACCTACACAAAAGACGGATAATTTATCTGCTGAGGAATTCTAATGGCAAAACCATCAACACGCCAAGGACTTATTGATTACTGTAAGAGGCGTTTGGGTGCTCCAGTTCTGGAGATCAACGTTGATGATGATCAAATTGACGACCTGGTAGATGATGCTCTCCAATATTTCCAAGAGCGTCATTTTGATGGTGTTGAGAGAATGTACTTGAAGTACAGGTTTACTCAGGCAGATATTGATAGAGGAACGGCAAAGAATCATAGTTCTAGCACAAATACAGCAGGTATCGTAACCACGAGTGCTACATCCACATCTATTAGTGGATATGGGACAACAATCTCAAACTACTACGAAACCTCAAACTTTATCCAGGTTCCAGATTCGGTTATTGGAATCGAAAGAATTTTTAAGTTTGATACTAGTTCCATTTCTGGAAGCATGTTTAGTATCAAGTACCAACTGTTCTTGAACGATCTATACTATTTCAACTCAGTTGAACTTCTCCAATATTCAATGACCAAGACTTACTTGGAGGATATTGATTTTCTACTAACTCCAGAGAAGCAAGTAAGATATAATAAAAGACAAGATAGACTATACCTAGATGTTGACTGGGGAACTATCAGTGAAAATGACTACATTGTCATTGACTGTCATAGGATACTAGACCCAGCAACGTATACTGGAGTATATAACGATAGTTTCCTAAAGAGATATCTGACAGCACTCATCAAACGTCAGTGGGGTCAGAACCTAATTAAGTTCAATGGAGTAAAACTTCCTGGTGGTATTGAACTCAATGGTAGACAACTATACGATGATGCTGAAAGAGAAATAGATGAGATTCAGGCAAGAATGTCTCTTGATTATGAACTACCACCTCTCGACTTTATTGGATAATGGCACTTAACCCCTTCTTTCTACAAGGCTCTTCTGGAGAGCAAAACCTAGTTCAAGAGTTGATTAATGAGCAACTCAAGATCTATGGCATAGAAGTTTTGTATATACCTAGGAAGTTTGTCAGAGTACAAACTATTCTTGAAGAACTTCAGTCATCAAAGTTTGATGATAACTTCTTATTGGAAGCATATGTCAATAACTATGATGGTTATAGTGGTGCTGGCGACATCATGACCAAGTTTGGTGTTAGCGTCAGAGATGAACTATCGCTAGTTGTTTCGAGAGAACGTTTTGAAGACTTTATCTCTCCTTTTCTAGAGGATGAGGATGATAATGAAATAACTATTTTTGATAGACCAAGAGAAGGAGACTTAGTTTATTTTCCATTAGGTAAAAGACTTTTTGAAGTAAAATTTGTTGAGCACGAAAAACCCTTTTACCAGTTAGGTAAAAACTATGTTTATGAACTTCAATGTGAACTCTTCGAATATGAGGATGAAGTATTCGATACTTCTATTGATGAGGTAGATGAGATTCTTGATGATAAGGGTTACATTGTTGACCTAACCTTGTTCTCAAGTGGAACCAGAGCAACAGCAACTGCCACTATTGCATCAGGTTTCATCCAGTCAATCACATTGAATAATGATGGTTCTGGTTTTACAAGTACGCCAACGGTTGCTATTACAACAGCACCTTCTGGTGGAACTAATGCCAGCGCAGTTGCTATTACCACAACTAGAAATAACATCACCTCTATTAAAGAGATACGTCTTGTTAACGCTGGTGCTGGGTATACTGTAGCACCAACTATTACTATTAGTGGTGGAGGTGGAACTGGTGCCGCTGCTACATGTGGTATTGTAACATCCTTCAGTGGTGTAAACTCTGTTACTATTTCTGATGATGGTTCAGGATATGCAACTGTTCCATTGATTACATTCAGTGCTCCTACAGGTCCTGGAGCTGCTGCAACTGCTACTGTTAGTGCAGCAGGAACAGTTACTGATACTACCATAACAAATGGTGGTAGGTTCTATATTCCATCATCTTCACCATCAGTTACATTTAGTGATCCAACAGGCGGTGGTAATGAGACAAATACGGTTAAATTTGGTAGTAGAGCTTATGATGGTGGTGACTCTGGTACGTTAATATCTACAACAGGTTTAAGTGCTAGTGATGAAGGTGCAGTTGAGTTTTGGTTCTATGTTACTGAGGCACCAGCAGAGGGTACAAGTAGAACAATTGCTCGTTGGGGTTCAAATGACGCTGGTAATGAACAATACAGAATAGATGTTCAAACATTAAGTGGTTCACAACAATTATTTTATTATAGACCATCAAGTGATTCTTCTTCTGGAACAACAGCGTTAACAATTACATCAACTTTTGCTAGTGATTTAAATAGATGGAATTGGATTAGATTATCACAAACAAGTTCAGGTTTTAATCAAGTTGCTATTCATTATATGGGGTCAAGTGGAACATTCCAATCAACTTATTCATCTCAAACATTCCACACTCAAATTTACAATGGTAATGGATTTAATTTAAACGCAGATGGCGATTTTTCAGACGGTCAAGTATTTGTAGATGAATTAAGATTTACAAGTGATGGTTCAATTACACAACCTACTTTACCTACATCTACAAGTGAAAATTTAGCAAATACAGTATTCTTCAATGGTGGTGAAAGAGTAACTGCAACTGGAACAGCAAATGTAAGTTCTGCTGGTATCGTTACTGGAATCACGATAACTAATCCTGGACTTAATTATTCTTCCGCACCGACAATAAGTATAGGAAATAGCATTGCGAATAAGATTTATAATACAGGATTGACTACCGCAACTGCTGTTGCCAGTATTAATTCTTCTGGTAATGTAACCTCCATTAATATAACAAACGCTGGTTTGGGATATACAGGAGCTCCAACAGTTACAGTCGGAGCTGCCGCTACAACTGGTATTGGAACATATTGGTTCAACGAAGTTGTTACTGGTTCCATATCTGGAGCATCTGCCAGGGTCAAGAAATGGGATACCGATACTAATATTCTCAGAGTTGGTATTACAACTGGTGGTTTCTACTCTGGAGAAGTGGTTACTGGTGCTAAGTCTGGTGCTGCTTATGAAATCAAAGTGTCTGCTGCGAACACAGTAACAGATAAATACAGAGAAAACGAAGAGTTTGAAGTCCAGGCAGACAGAATTATTGACTTCTCGGAATCTAATCCCTTTGGTACTTACTAATGTTAGGAACTTACTACTACCACGAAATTATTCGTAAAACTATTATCGCTTTTGGTACATTGTTCAATGACTTGGACATTCATCACAAGGATGGTAGTGGAAATACTAACAGTGTCATCAAAGTTCCTTTGGCGTATGGTCCTGCTCAGAAGTTCTTAGCAAGACTTGAACAACAAGCAAACCTAGACAAACCAGTTCAGATTACTCTACCCAGAATGTCATTTGAGATGACTTCTATTGAGTATGATGCTTCTAGAAAGACTGGTATTACTCAAACATTCAGAGCAGTTGATGAAAACACCTCAAAAATGAAGAAGGTGTTTATGCCTGTTCCGTATAACATCGGTTTTGAACTGAGTATCTTCTGTAAGTTGAATGATGATGCTCTACAGATAGTTGAGCAGATTCTTCCATACTTCCAACCATCATTCAATCTAACTATAGACTTAGTAGACTCAATTGGAGAGAAGAGAGATATTCCAGTTGTTTTGAACAGTGTTGGAATGCAAGATGACTATGAGGGAGATTTTTCCACAAGAAGAGCACTAATATATACTTTACAGTTTACTGCAAAAACTTATCTCTTCGGTCCTGTTGCTGATAACCCAGAAGGTCTTATTCGTAAGGTTATTGTTGATATGTACGCAGATACAAATACTGCGACTGCGAAGAGAGAAGTCAGATACACAGCAGTTCCAGATCCTATCGACGCTAACCCAGGCGATGACTTTGGTTTCACAGAAACTTGGGAATATTTTGGTGATTCCAAGTCATATAGTCCTACACAACAATCTGATATTTGATAACTTATGTCTGAATTTGATTCTATTGATGACGCTCTGAATGTTGAGAGTAGCATTGTTGAGGTTGATGGTGCTCCAAAGAGTATTCAAAAACCTGAACAAAAGACTGACATCTCAAAAGACTATGAGTATACAAGAGCAAACTTGTATTCTTTGATTGAGAAGGGTCAGGAGGCTATCAATGGAATCATGGAACTTGCTGGTGAAGGTGGAAGTCCAAGAGCATATGAAGTTGCTGGACAACTTATCAAGAGTGTAGCAGATACCACAGATAAGTTGATTGACTTACAGAAGAAACTAAAAGATGTGGAAGAAGATGTTGGCAATAAAGGACCAAGTACAGTCACCAATAATGCTGTATTTGTTGGGTCTACAACAGAACTTCAGAAACTACTTAAGCAAGGTTTTCTAAATAATAATAACCCAGAAGCAAATAAATGAAGAAGTGTAAGCAGGGTTATTATTACTGCTACGATGATAAAAAGTGTAAAAAGATTCCTAGCGGTTACCGTGTAGGACTGGGTGGTTGGTTGCGTAAAGAGAAGGAAGAAGAAAAGTCTGAAGATAATGGTGATACCGAATCCAAGAAAAAAGGGAACGGTAATGGTGATAATGCGGATGGTGGAGCAGTAAGCGAAGGTTGGTCTGAGAAATATAAGAAGTCTATCGACTGTAAGAATCCAAAAGGTTTCTCACAAAGAGCACACTGTCAAGGTAGAAAGAAAGTGAACGAGGAAACTATTCAAGAAGGCAAGCGTGACGGTAAGTCTGCCAAGGACAAAGGTTACTCTCTCCGTGACTGGTTCAAAGGTGGCGGATGGGTTCAGGCAGGTGGTAAATATGATGGTAAACCTTGTGCTAAACAACCTGGACAGAAGACAAAACCTTTCTGCCGTGATGCTGATGACAGAGCATCAATGAGTAAGAAAGAGAGAAACAGAAGAACAGATAAAAAACGCAGAGAAGATCCAAACCCCAACAGAAAAGGTAAAGCAAAGATGGTAACCGACTCTTATTCTAACTGGAGACAAGAACTTGCTGAGGTTTACAACAAACCAGACGCACAGTATAAAGATCTGAAGGGTCGTAATAGTGATACATCTCCTACTGGTGGGCAAAGACCTCCAAAACCTTTAGATCCAAGAAACAAACCAGGTATCGATTCTTTGACTGGTTTGAAACTAGCACACTATCAACCTGAAGGTGAACTTGTTGAACAAATCCGAGATGGTAAACCAGGTGATGGTTTTATTGGACCCACAATTGGTGGATATGGTATTCCCAATCCCATCCGCATCGCACAGGATGCATACGATATTCAAGTCAGAAGACTCAGAAAAAACGTAAACGATGTCAACGCAGCAGGTGGAGGATACACCGGTAACATCAAACAAACTGGACAAAAAACTTATAATCCATCAACAAGTGATGCTTATAATAAATTCTTTGGAAGACCCAGACCCGAGTTTGCAAAAGATTCATTTGAACCTGAAGGTGAACTGGTTAAAGAAGAAGGTAAAAAGGACGCTTGCTACTACAAGGTTAAGTCACGCTATTCTGTTTGGCCAAGTGCTTATGCTTCAGGTGCTCTAGTCAAGTGCCGTAAAGTTGGTGCTAAGAACTGGGGAAATAAGAGTAAAAAAGAAGGTTATGAGTTCTCCAACTGGAGAGATGACTTCCAACCAACTGAGTTTGAAACAACTGACTTAATTACTCCCGATCCTATTCAAGTTCCACCTTCAAAACTTCAAAAGATCGAAGAAAAGTGTTGGGTTGGTTATAAGCAAGTTGGTATGAAGAAGAAGGGTGGGAAGATGGTTCCCAACTGTGTGAAGGAAGGACATTCCAACTGGAGAGAAGAGTTATCTGAGAAATATGCTGGTGCTGGTGATAAAGGAATGCCTGGATGGAAACCATATGGCGGTCGTGAGACAGGACCAGTTCAAGATCCCAACTATCTCTATGATAGAATTGAAAATATTAGAAAGTCTATCCCTGTAAAAAAGGCATCTGCTAAGAAAACCACTCAGGTAGCACACTTCGAACCAGAAGGTGAACTTATTGAAGACTGGCAGAGAGTCAACAGAAAAGATAAGACTGATGGTATGAGTCAGAAAGCAGTTAATGCTTACAAGCGTGAGAACCCAGGTTCCAAACTTAAGACTGCCGTAACTGGTAAAGTTAAGAAAGGTAGTAAGGATGCAAAGAGACGTAAGTCTTTCTGCTCTCGCTCTGATGGTCAGAGAAAGATGCACAACATCGATTGCTCTAAGACCCCAGATAAAGCAATCTGCAAAGCCCGTCGTCGCTGGAAATGCTAATTTAGGAGTTTTATTATGAGTGACGTATATCTTGGCAATCCTCTGCTCAAAAAAGCCAATACTCCTATTGAATGGACTGAAGATAGAATTATTGAGTTCCTCAAGTGTAAAGAAGACCCAGTTTATTTTGCTAGAAACTATATCAAGATCGTGTCTCTTGACCATGGTCTAGTGCCTTTCAATATGTATCCGTTTCAGGAAAAACTAATTCAGAATTTCCATGATAACAGATTTAATATTTGTAAGATGCCACGTCAGACTGGTAAGTCTACTACTTGTGTATCATATCTTCTACACTACGCTGTTTTTAACGATAATGTTAACATCGCCATCCTAGCAAACAAAGCATCCACTGCTAGAGACCTTCTCGGAAGGTTACAACTTGCATACGAAAACTTGCCAAAGTGGATGCAACAGGGTATTATATCATGGAACAAAGGTAGTTTAGAACTCGAAAATGGCTCCAAGATTTCGTCTAACTCTACTTCTTCATCTGCTGTCCGAGGCGGATCCTATAATGTCATCTTTCTTGACGAGTTCGCGTTCATCCCGAATCACATTGCTGATGACTTCTTTGCCTCTGTTTATCCTACTATTTCTTCTGGACAGAGCACAAAAGTAATTATCGTTTCTACCCCTAGGGGTATGAATCACTTCTACCGCATGTGGCATGATGCGGAGAAGGGTAAGAATGAATATTTACCTACAGACGTTCACTGGTCTGAAGTTCCTGGTCGTGATGAGGCATGGAAAGAGCAAACCATTGCCAACACTTCAGAACAACAGTTTAAGGTTGAGTTTGAGTGTGAGTTCTTGGGTTCGGTTAATACACTCATCAACCCAGCAAAACTAAGAAACTTAGTATATGAGGACCCGATACAAAGGAATGCTGGTCTCGATATTTACGAGAAGGCAAAACCTGAGCACAACTATATGATCACTGTAGACGTTGCCCGTGGGTTGGGCAATGACTATTCTGCGTTTATTGTTTTCGATATTACCCAATTTCCTTACAAGGTAGTGGCAAAGTATAGGAACAATGAAATCAAACCTATGCTATTTCCAAATGTTATTCTTGATGTAGCAAAGGGATATAATAATGCTTGGTTGTTGATTGAAGTTAATGATATTGGTGAACAAGTTGCTAATATCTTACACTACGACTTAGAATATGAAAACATGTTGATGGCTGCGATGAGAGGTCGTGCTGGTCAGGTGGTTGGACACGGATTCTCAGGTAAGAAGTCGCAGATGGGTGTGAGGATGACTGCTGCGGTGAAAAAGTTGGGATGCTCCAACTTAAAGACTTTCTTGGAAGACGATAAGTTGTTAACAGTTGACTATGACATTATATCAGAACTTACCACATTTGCCCAGCGTCACAATTCCTTTGAAGCAGAAGAAGGATGTAATGATGACTTAGCAATGTGTCTTGTTATCTTCTCTTGGTTGGTTGCTCAAGACTATTTCAAGGAGATGACCAGTAATGATATTCGTAAGAGAATTTATGAAGAACAAAAAAACCAGATAGAACAAGATATGGCTCCATTTGGTTTTATCTTAGATGGTTTGGATGAAAGTACATTTGTTGATGAGTCTGGTGATAGGTGGCATACTGATGAATATGGTGACCGTTCTTACATGTGGGACTACTATTGATGGACTTAGATGACCAGATAAACTTAGAACACATTCTTCTTTTTGATAGGAAGTGTAGAGTTTGTGGTGAGACTAAGAACTTGATAGATGACTTTTACCTGACTAGAAAGGGTAGGGGTGCTTTACCTTCTGCTTATTCTTATGAGTGTAAGGAATGTACTAAAAAGAGAGTTTTGTCCAATAAAAAGAAACCACTATCCTCAGGAATGTGGGAATATCCTGACTGGTAGCGGTTCACGCACGGTTTCCCCGTTCAAACTACAATTTTTAATAAATAATTTCAGAATAATTCTGGACTAAGGAGAATAGAAGATGCCGCTAAATTTAGCATCTCCTGGAATTGTAGTAAGAGAGGTTGACCTCACAGTTGGTAGAGTAGACGCTACCAGCGGTGCTGTTGGCGCTATCGTCGCTCCCTTTGCTAAGGGACCAGTCGATGTGCCTGTTCTTGTTGGTGATGAAGCCGACCTACTGAAGAATTTCGGTGAGCCATACAATACCGACAAGCATTATGAGCACTGGATGGTTGCTTCCTCATACCTGGCGTATGGCGGCAATCTTCAAGTTGTTAGAGCAGACGATGACGAGCTAACTAATGCTTTTGTTGGTTCAGCAACAAGCATCAAGATCAAGAGCACTGAGCACTACGGTCAGTTAGGATATAGCGAGAACACCATCAGCGGTGTTACTTTTGCTGCTAGAAACCCTGGTTCCTGGGGCAACGGAGTAAAGGTAGCAGTCATTGATGGACTTGCTGACCAGATCATCTCTGGTGTTCAAACAAGTGCTACAGTACCAACCATCGCTGTTGGATACGGTGTAACTCAAGCAATCAGTTCGACCACACCTGGTGTTGGTATTACATCCACTCTGGATGGACACCTCAAGGGTATCATCACAAAACTGAGTGGTTCTGGAACTTCATCTTCACCATACTCAGTATCGGTTAAGGTTCTGTCCCACGTTTCTGCTGGTGGAACGGAAACTGAAGTTGATTATCAGTCCGCTGGTATCTACGCTTTCTCTTCCTCTGGTTCTGTCGCTATCCACACTAATGGACAAGCAACTGCCGTAGGAACCACTGCTTATACCGCAAGACAAGACTGGTTCGACCAACAGAAGATCACTCTGACAAACAGCACCATCAACTGGAACACTCTGGTTGATAGACCTGGAACTTCTTCCTACGCTGCTGCTAGAAACTCAAGATTCGACGAAGTTCACGTTGTTGTTATCGACGACAAAGGAACTGTAAGTGGAAACGCTGGAACCATTCTTGAGAAGCACGTTGCACTCTCCAAGGCAAAGGATGCTGAGTATTCTGTAGGTTCTACCGCATACTGGAGAAAGTATCTCTATAACGTTTCAACTAACGTCTTCGGTGGTTCTGCTCCCGCTGGTATTACAACAACAGCATTCAGCAGTGGATTCACTCTTGCTAGTGACATTGGTTGGGACCAAGATGCTGACGGAGTTAACTTTGCTGCTTCTGGAAGCAACACCTATACCCTAGGTGGTGGTAAGAACTATGATGCTGGAACTGACCTGACTTCTTCAGGTGCTCTGACTTCAACTCTGTCTAAACTATCCTCTGGTTACGGTCTCTTCGAGAACACCGATAACTACGATATCGACTTCCTGCTGATGGGTTCAGCAAACTATGCTAAGGAGACTACACAAGCTCTTGCTAACAAACTCATCGCAGTTGCAGAAGCAAGACAAGATGCTATCGCATTCATCTCACCATACAGACTAGCGTTCCTCAATGATAGTTCCGTTGGTTCCGTAACGGTTAACTCAGACTCCAATATCACTGATAACGTTCTGAGTTTCTATTCTCCTATCACTTCATCTTCTTACGCTGTATTTGATAGTGGTTATAAGTACACCTACGACAGATTCTCAGATTCCTTCCGCTATATCCCACTAAACGGTGATATTGCTGGTCTCTGTGCTAGAAACGATCTGAACCAATTCCCTTGGTTCTCACCTGCTGGAACTGCTAGAGGTGCTATCCTCAACGCTGTTAAGTTGACTTACAACCCAAGCAAGGTTCAAAGAGATAAGTTGTATTCTAATAGAATCAACCCTGTTATCTTCTCACCTGGTGATGGTATCGTTCTATTCGGTGATAAGACTGGTTTCGCCAAGTCTTCCGCATTCGATAGAATCAACGTTCGTCGCCTGTTCATCTACCTGGAACAAGCAATCGCTGCTGCCGCCAGAGATCAACTGTTCGAGTTCAACGATGAGATCACAAGAACCAACTTCGTCAATATCGTTGAACCATTCCTCCGCGATGTTCAAGCCAAGAGAGGCATCTTTGACTATGTTGTTATTTGTGACGAAACAAATAACACTGCTGCTGTTATCGACAACAATGAGTTTGTCGCTGACATCTACATTAAACCAAACAGATCAATCAACTTCATTGGTCTGACCTTCGTTGCTACCAGAACTGGGGTTTCCTTCTCGGAAGTCATCGGTAAC